TGCGGATGTCTCCTGTGGGGTGGGTGAGAGGGATTGCGTCAGATGGCGACGGGGGCGCCGGCGCAGTTGAGGGTGACGGAGAGGGTGACCAGGTCGGTCACGCTCTTGCCTTCCTCGTACGTGTCCACCGTTACCGGGTAGCGCCAGCCGCGGCTGCCCTCGGTGGCGTTCTCGTCCTCGATGACGAGGAGGTAGATGATGGTGTCTGTTGTGAAGGAGCTGCGAAGCAACACATGCGGAGCGCTCCCCTTGAAGAGGTGCCCCGACAAGGGGATGGTGAAGTCCTTCAGCGTCTTCTTGCGGCGCTTGTAGCCGTCGCTGCCGAAGTAGTTGGAGTCCACCTGGTCGGCGCTGAAGGAGACGGTGGCCTCGCTCATGCCCTCCAGCCTGTTCGCTTCGGAGGGCACCTCGGCGGCGGTGGCTGTGAGGTGGAGGGCATCGACGTAGGCGGCAGAGGGTCCGGGCATGGGGTGCTCCTTTCAGCGTGAGTGCTGCTTGAGGTAGGCCGCCAGCACCTGCGCGACGCCCTTGCGAGCGACGCCTCGGGAGCGGCGGAAGGCTTTCTTGAGGAAATGGGGCGGCGGGCTGACGATTTGCGCGCCCCAGTGGAACCCCTCGTGAATCGGGCCGGCCTCGGGGTGCTCGTACCCGGCCGTCCACGAGGTGGAGAGGGGCCGCCCGAGGTTGTATTCAGGGCCCGAAATGAAGCCGGATTCGGCTAGCGGCGGGGGCAGTTGCTCGCCCGCGTCCCGCGCGGCCTCTTCCGCCATGGCGCGCTCCCAGGGAGCGGAGCGCGGCACGAGGAAGCTGGAGAAATCGAGCGTCTGCCGCACGGCCGCGTGAATGGGCGCGTCCAGCTTGCGCAGCACCTGACGGGCGTTGCGGCGCAGGGCAGCAATCTTGTTGGCGTCGAGGCGGACTCTGACGGGCATGCCCCGTAGAAGGGGTGCCGTCAGGCCGAGTATCGCGCGGTGAGGTTGAAGACGAAGCGGAGGGAGCCCTCGCCATCCGGGCCCATGAAGTGGGGGCCCGCGCCCTCACAGCGCACGTCCACGTAGCCGGGCACGCGCGCCAGGTGCAGCGCCGTCCAGCACCGCGCCGCCAATTCACGCGTGGCCGTGTAGCTGCCCTTGGGCCCGCGCACGATGACTTGCACGTCCGGCGCCAGCACGCCGCGCCCGGTGCCCAGGTAGAGGCCTGACTCGCCGCCCGTGTGGCGGAGGCACACCATCCGCGGCGGCGCGCTGGGGGGGAAGGGGCCGGGGTAGAGGGTGGGCGGGTTGGTGGTGCTTGAGAGGTCCAGCCCTGCCGCCTCCAGGTACGCGGCGAGCTCGAGCTCCACGTCCCTCGGTGTCACAGGTACACCTCGTAGTGGTCCACCGCGCCCATGAGGTTGACGTGCGTGACGACGTGGATTGGCGGCTTGCCGGCGTCCTCGTCGTCCGGGCTGGTTCCGGGCGGGTACACCCTATCCTCGGGCCGCACCTCCACGGCGCAGTACATGAGTCCTGCGGCCACGCGCTCTTCGCCGTCGGTGGTGACGATGCGCTTCATGGTGCCCTGGTAGCGACAGGCGTGCAGCTCCGGCTCCGCGTACTCGTGCTCGCCGCGGGCATTAGTGACGAGCAGGCGTTCCAGCCAGAAGCGCTGGCGCAAGGCGTGGCCCATGAGCATCAGCGCAGCCTCCGGTACGGGGTGAGCATCTGCCGCGCGGTGGAGGGCAGGGCGGCGCGGCCCCCGCCCTCGCCGGCGAAGTAGGACATGCTGGTGCCCCCGATGCTCTCACTGGCGACGTCGGCGGGCTTCCCATCGCGCGAAAGCGCGGCCGTCGCGGCCTCCATGGCCGCGAGCTGGATGGCGACAGGCAAGTCCACCACCAGCGAGGAGTCCATCGCGGCTTGGCCCGGCGTCACCCAGCCAGCGTCATAGGTGACAACCACCTCGCCCGTGTCGCGCGCCTCCAGCGGCGTGGGGGAGACGCCCGGCGACCAGGAGCCCGTGAAGGGCCAGCGCGAGGAGCGCGCCACCAGCCGCCCCAAGAGCGCGGAATCGAGCGCGTAGGACGCGGCGTCCACCTCGACGCCGCGCACCTCCACGCGCACCACCTGGCGGACGGCGCCGCCCTTCAGCCAGAGGTGCGGCCCGCCCGTGCCCGCCACAGACTCCACCACGCCGAGGCGGCGGTGCAGCGGATAGCCGACGTAGGACGCCACCGCTTCGGATGCGGCGGTGATGAAGAGGGCCAGCCGCGGCCCCTCCACCGCCGTTCGCGCGGCGAGGGGCAACTGCTCGGCCGTCAGCAAGTCCTGGGGCGCGGGCATGGTGGTGTCACCTCACAGGGGCCGGCGGGAGCTGCCGCCCACCACCAGCAATGCGCCCGTGGTGAGCGTGGGCGAGGAGCCACCGACGAGAACCAGCTCCTGCACCACGCGCAACTCCTCGTGGTCGTCGCCGAGGCAGGTGAAGTCCAGGTCCAGCTCCACGGCACCGTTGGCCGCGGAGGCCTCCACGGTGATGGGGTCGCCGTCCCGGTCCACCACGGGCGCCCACGTGCCGTCCGGCTCCCGCGACTCGAAGCTGAAGGTGGCGCTCACTTCGGTGGGCGCACCAGTGGCGGCGCCGACGAGCACCGCGAGGACGCCGGACTTGTAGGGGGTGACGTCGATGGCAGGACCCTGCACGGTGCCGGTAGCGCGGGCAGAGGGGGCCAGCGCCACGACGTCCGTCTTGATGTAGGCGCCGATGTTGACGAGGGAAGGGTGCATTGCGCGTTTCTCCTGTGAGGCTTTGAGAGGGATTGCGAGCGGCCCATGCAAGCGCCGCCCGCGCGGCGGGGCTCAGTAGGTGACGCCCGTCCGGATGCTGAAGGCCTTCGCGCGGCGCAACTGCCAGTCGCCCTCCTGGACGCCGCGCACCGTCTTGCGGTCTCTCCGGAAGTCGTTGCCGTTCTCCCCGAGCTCGATTTCGAGCGGGGCCGCGTTGCCGAAGTACAGCTCCTGCGCCAGGCCGAAGCCGATGATGTTCTTGCCCGCCAGCGACTCGGTATGCCGCACCGGGAAGCCGTTGATGGTGGGGCGCTCCAGGTCCTGGAGTCCGGGGAACACCCAGCCGCCGTTACCCGAGCCTGCCGCGTCGCGAAGGCTGCCCAGGTGCATCATCGTCCCGCTGGTCATGAAGTAGAACGGATTGGAGCCCGTGAGGGGGATGTTGGCCGCCATGACGTCAGCCACCATGCCCTTCAGGTCGGCCACCTTCTCGTCGTTGGTGGTGCCGCTGATGGCCTTCTTGGTGATGTCCTTCGTGTGGAGGATGCCGGTCGGCGTCTTCGCCCCCTTGCCGATGAGGCCCGCCTGGTCGAAGGCGCCGCCCATGGCCCGGCCGATGTCGGTGGCAATCTGCTCCGCGGAGCGCAGGGTGCCCTTGCGCATCAGGTCGTTGCTGATGCGGATGGTGGCCATGGCCTTGTAGGCGCCCAGCACCAGGTCTCCGGTGTCCAGCTCGCCCTCGCTGGCTTCCTCGTCCTCGCCCTCCCAGGCGACGGAGACGCCCTCGTTGATGACGCCGATGGTGAGCTTGCTGCCGTAGCCGGACTCCACGCGGCACCCAGCCGCCAGGAGGATGGAGGCAGGGCGCAGCACGTCGATGATTTCCTCGGACCGCGTCTCTCGCGCCCAGATGCTGCCGCCCTGGGAGAAGACGCCCTCAAAGACGCCGGCGGACTTCGCCTTGTCGATGAACTCGCGCAGGGGCTGGTTACGCGTCTTCGACTTCTCGCGCGCCGTCCGGTCCTCGAAGTCGAGGAAGGCCATCTTCATGCGCAGGCCGAGCGCGGCGTGCGCCGGCTGCTCGGTGTCGAACATGCCCTTATACTTGAGCACCGTGGGGGCCTTGGCGCCCGGCTCGGTGGGAGCGGGCTGACGGGAGGCGAGGGCAGCCTCCACGTGCTTGGTGATGAGGGGGGCGAGCGCCACCTCCACCGCCTTGGGCACAGCAGGACGCTTCGGGGTTGGCTTCGTAGACGCAGACATAGGAACTCCAGGGTGGGGTGGGGCGCCGGATGCGGCGCGGTGTCGATGAGCAGAAGGGGCGCCGCTACTTCGTGACGAAGCCCCGGAAGAACTTCGCCACCGTCTCGGCGTCCTCCTCCTCGGTGGACTTGTCCTCGGTGTCGTCGGCGGACTCCTCCGTCTCCTCCTCCTCCGTCTCCTCCTCCTCGGTGGACTTGTCCTCGGTGTCGTCGGCGGACTTCTCCTCCGTCTCCTCCTCCTCGGTGGACTTGTTCTCGGTGTCGTCGGCGGACTGCATCTTGTCGTGCAGGGCCTTCAGCAGCGTCTTCGCCTCGGCGACGTCTTCAACGAGCTGCTTCCACGCCTTCGCCATTTCCTCGGACGTCATGGTCTTCACTCTCAGGGCTTTGGGTTTGGCGGGAATGCCGGTGAGGGAAACCTCCACCAGCTCGGCCTTGATGACGTCCTCGCCCCCGAACTCATTCGGGCGCGAGGCCAGCGTGATGTAGCCGATGCTGCAAGCGCGGATGGTCCCGTCGGCCACCAGCGCCTTCACGTCTCGCGACTCCTGCGTGGCGTCGGAGACACGCGGCTCCATGAAGTGCTTGGAGCCGTCCTCCCAGACGCGGCAGGTGCCCACCGGGAGGCGGCCTTGCCGATGGCCGTGGTCCCAGTAGAGGACGGGGTTGGCCGCGTGGGCTTCCAGGTTCAGCGCACCCGGCAGCATGCGGTCGCCGTCCCGGTCCGGCTCGGTGTCGCACGCCTGGAAGACGGGCAACTCACCCGAGGCCGCTGGCGCGGCCGCCGTCATCCTCTTGAATCGCATCTTCGCCATGCCCCCGTAGAAGGGGCGGCGTGGGCGTCAGAGGCGGTCCTCCTCGCCGCTCCTGTCGCGCGGCGGCAGGGGCGTGGCGTTCGCGCTGGCGCTCTCCGGGCTGTTGCCGCCGGCGCCCTGGCCAGGGAGGGGCAGGGGGCGTTTCCCCTCGAGCTCCGGGTCCGGCTGATAGCCGGCCAGCACGCGCACCTCGTTCCAGGTGAAGGCTTGCGTGGGCGCCGTCGTCATGAGGCGGAAGACGCGCTCCCACTGCTGGGGGCGCGGGTCCTCGTAGTCAAGGATGGCGTCTCTATCCACTAGGGGAACCAGGCAGTGCTGGTACCACGTGCGCCAGAACTCCAGCCGCGGGAGGACGGCGAAGTCCGCCAGCGTGTACTTCGCATCCTCCGACGTCGCGCGGTTGCTCGCGGAGAGGTCGCCCACCAACTCCGGCGGCACGTTGAACGTCTGGCGGATGTAGTCCAGCAGGCCCTTCTTCAACTCCTCGGTTTGGAGCTCGCGGAAGCTGACGCGCACCTCGGCAATGGAGGCCTTGCCGCGAACGAACCACATGCGCCCCGCGTTCTCCGGCTTCGCAAACTGCGACTCGAAGTCCTTGCGCAGGTCATCCACGGCTTCTTCCATGTCGGCGCCGGCGCCGCCGCTGCCGCCGTCGATGCCGACGATGGCGGAGGGGATGCCCCCGCGCTCGAAGGTGGCCTTTGTGGCGCGGGCAATGGCCTCGGACGTGTCCAGCTCGTCGCCCAGGGCCATGCCCGCGCCGGCGCCTCTGTCCTCGGGATTCAACGGGTCCAGGTGCTTGAACCAGAGGACGTCCGCCTCGGGGACCGCGCCGGTGAACATGTTGTACGAGATGTAGAAGTACGGCTGCTCAGGCGTGGGCGTCATGAGCACCTGGCTGGGCGGGACGATGACCCAGCCCGCCACGCGGCCATCCTCGCTGCGCTGGAGCCAGAGGAAGACTTCGCCCACCAGGTCGACATGCACCTGGCCCAGCTTTCGGTAGGCGCGGCCTGGGTAGCGGGGGTGCGGAGCCTCCAGCAGCCGGAGCAGCTCGTGGTCGGGCAGCTCCACCAGCTCGCCCGCCTCGGTGGCCTCCTTCAGCGCCTTGGTGCGCAGCTCGCGGTTCGCCGACTTCAACCGCTGGTCCGTCTGTCCTGCTCCCGGCTGGGCGGGCTTGTAGACCTTCCACGCGGGAGTGGCGGTGGCCTCCGCCACCGTGTCCACCACGGCGCGCAGCCACGCAATCTCCCGATACGCCAGCATCACCTCCCGGCTCCCCCGGCGCGGGCTGAAGCTGGGGATGGGGAGGATTCGGACGATGGGGCCCTGGCTGGGTAGCAGCCCCAGGGCTCGCTTTACGCGGCGGACGATAGAGGCCATGCCCGCGAGAAGGGGTGGCTATTCGTCCTCGTCGTCCTCCTGGGCGGCGCGCTCCTTCGCTGCTGCAACGCGTTCGGCCGCACCGGCGTTGTGCCGCCGCGGGACGACGTAGAGGAAGATTGGCCAGGCGAAGGCGTCTGCGCGGTCGTCGCGGCCGTGCCCTCCCTCCTGTCCGGTGAAGCGGGCGAGCTGCTTCTCCAGCTTTTCGTGCTTGCCCACCATATGCACCAGCCCCGCCTCGGCGAGCGCGGACACTGGCGCGGCGCGCTCGGCCTTCGACTGCTGGGCACGTTGCACCTGCACCTTCACCTTCGCGGCGACGGCGCGGATGGTCGCGGTGACCATGTTCCCGCCCGTGTTCGTCTCCGCGAAAATCCATGCGCGAGGGCGGCCACGGCGGTCCTTCTTGGCCGCCGGCTCCCAGGCCCGGAGTGCTTCGACGGCCCGCTTCGCCCAGGCGCTGGGCTCGGGGGACTGGAGGGAGAGGTCCGCGAGCACGTAGACGTGGTCGAGCCCGTCCTTCTCGCGGCGCACGCCCACCACGACGATGCCGTGGAGGTCGCTGTTCTTCTTCTCACCGGTCGCCGGGTCGATGGACACGACGATGTAGTCGTACTCCTTCGGCGCATCCTTCGGGTTGATGCGCAGCGCCTTCCAGTTGACCCGGCGGTAGATGGCCGGGTCCATGCTGAAGGTGAGCTCGCCCAGGAACTCCCGGCGGCCCTCCGTCGAGTGCATCATCCGCCGCGCGTAGCGGACGTAGGCCGGGTCAAGGTTGTCGCTGTTCTCCAGGGTGGAGGAGCGCGCGAGCACCAGGCCCTCGCGGTCGCTGAGCATCTCGACGAAGAGCGGCGTCGGCGCCGGCGTCGTGGTGATGAACATGCGAGCGCTGAGCCCTTCGCGCCGCATGCGCGTGGTGCGCAGGCGATTGACGGCGCGGCACTCCTTGTAGACGGCGATGGCATCGCCCTTCCACGCCACCGGCTCGTCGGCCCAGATGAAGGTGTACTGGTGCCCGCGGAACTTGTCGGCGTTCTTAGCCGGCAACCACGTGGCCTGGGCGCCGTTGGGCCACACCAGTAGGCGCTTCGCCCGATGGTACGTTGGGTAGAACCACGGCGGGCACAGGGAGAGGATGCCGGAGGGGCCCTCTATCTGGTTCTGCCGAATCTCGCTGTACGTGGGCCCGACGATGAGGATGCGGGCCTCGGGGTCCGCGCGCGCCTCCTCGATGACTGCGCACGCCCCCGCGTACGTCTTGCCGGTGCCACGCCCCCCTAAGAAGAAGAACGTCCGGTAGGTGAGGGGCGGCACCTGCACCGGGCGCAGGGAGTAGATGGGCTCGTAGTAGAGGGTGACCAGTTCCTGGGCCGTCAGGCCCAGGAGGTCCGCGAATCCCGCGACGGTGCCCTGCACCTCTCGGGCGCGGAGCGCCACGCGCTGGAGCACCGAGAACCGGCCGTTGCGCTCGGAGGTGAGGACGGGGATGCCTTCGAGCAGCTTCTCGCCGGCCTCGATGATGGAGGCGCTAGCTACCATCGCTGTCCTCGGCTGTGGCCTCCGCCGCGTCCTCGCTCGGCGGCGGCTCTGCCATGGCTGCCTCTTCCTTGTCGTGCTCGACGAGGAACCGGGCCAGCCTCTCGTCGAGGCGGCTGCGCGCCTGCTCCGGCGTTACCAGATCGAAGAGCGGCCCCAGCCCGTTGCCCGCGGCAACCGGGGCCTCGCGCGGCACCGTGAAGTCCTTCGGCGCTGCGACCGACAGGCGCCACCGAATGGGCTTGTCGTTCATCGTCTTGTCGATGATGGCCGCATTGGACAACTCGACGAGGCCCATCTGGTACTCGGCCTCCGCGCGCTCCACGTCATGGACCAGCTCCGTGTAGCGGCTGCGCTTGCCCTGCTCGATGGCCTCACGCCCGCGGCGCAGCCACCCCTGGAGGCGGACCTCGGTGGTGCCCGCGAGCGCGGCGGCCATGCGCTTCGTCGCGCCCGCCTTGAGTCGTGTGCACACCTCCTGGTGAATCGCGAAGGTCAGCGTCGAGGCAGGCCCGTTCCACTTCGCCGGCCGGCCGCGCTTCCTCTTCGGCGGCGGGCCGGCGGGTGGGGACTTCGGGTCATAGCCACGAGGAGAGGACACCCCTCGGAGAAGGGGCGCCGACTACTCGGCGCGGCACGCGAGCTGCTTCGCGCGCTCGACGAGGGCCACCAAGTGGGCGGCGGCCTGCATCTGCTGCTCAGAAGACGAACGCCCCCCGGCGAGGGTCAGGGCGGTGAGCGCACCCGCGCAGGCCGTGATGGCGCCCGTCACCTCCGACAGGGTGACGGCTGGGCGGTCGAGCTTGGGGCCGATGCGCTCCAACGTGGACTCCAACGCTTCGAGGGATGCGAGGGCCGGGCCGGTGTCGCAGGTGACGTCGATGTGCAGGTCGCCCACCTTGAGCGGCTTTACGGCGCCAGCTTCGTCGGCGGGGACATCTGCATCCATGCCGAGCGCGCTGCGGGCCTGGCGTGTCAGCTCGTCAATCCCGCCTCGAAGCATGGCTGCGTTCGCGACCATCTCGGTCAGGTAGGCGGTGCGCGACGAACTGGCGGCGAAGAGCGCGAGTCCGCTGCCCTGTGCATGGGCGCGGAAGTCGGTGTGGCCGAGCAGGTGGTCCGCGAGTGCCTGGAGCGTGGGGCGGGCATCGGCCGACCTGGAGGGGGTCACGCCCGTACGGGCCCCCGGTGGAGGGAGAGGGGACTGCGACTCGGACTTGGAGGTGGTGTTGGTCATGCCCCGTGAGAAGGGGCGCCAGCGGCCCGCCATGCGTCGCGAGCACGCGGACGCCCCGGGCGCCATCCGTCCTGCCAACGCGCAACAGTGGGCCACCAGGAATGCCAGGGCCCCAGAAAAACGGGGGTCGTCTGACAGATTCCCCTCGGAAAAATCCCGAAGAATTCGCGCGCCAGGATTGGACCGCGCCGAGCAATCACGTTTTGGAGCCACCTCCCCGGTTTCCCACCCCGGGGTAGCTGTGTCTGCATTCACTCTCACTGAAATATCGCGTTGTCGTACAGATGCGCAGGATGTGCGCTTCCTGTTCGCTCCACATAGCTCTGGCGGTCGTGTGAAGCCTTGTTTCTGGAGTCGCAGAAGCATCACTGGCGTGCCGGTACGCGGGGCGGCATGGTCAGGAGGCCGACAGGAAGCTGCTTTCCCACACGCAGTAGGAGGTGCCACGTGCTTGATGCAAGGAGACCACTGTTCCCCAAGAACAAGGAGTGCTTTCGCTACGTGGAGTACGCCTTCTCGGTTTACCCCAACGCCGACGGTGCGGTGGTGATTGTGCAGGACCAGGTTGTTGGCATCGGAGGCGTCACGCTTGGTGCCGTGGTCTCACCTGCTCAGGTTCCTGAACTCATTGACGCGCTATCAAAAGCAAAGGCGGCTGTGGCGGACTCGGAGGCGGTTTCCGAGTTCAAGGTGGGAGCCAGCGAGGTCTATCTGAGCGAGGGTGGCAACGTGTGCATCATTGGCGATCCAGGTGATGAGCCCATGGTGTTCGAGCCGTATCGCGTCGATGCCCTTATTGCCGCTGTCCGGCAGGCGGCAGTTGAGGCGACGGCGTAGCAGTCTCCGGACGCCACTCGCCCCTTCTCGCGGGCATGACCGTCCTGCTCGCCGTTGTCGCCCTTGCCCTCGCAGTGGCCCTCCTCGTCGTCTACCGCCGCCTCCAGGATGCCGAGTACTGGCGTGCCCACTGGAGTCGGCGTTACGGCGAGCGGGATGCGGAGCTGAGCGCGGCCCTGTCGGAGGGGCAGGAGCTGAAGTCCAACGTGGAGCACGCGCTTCGCATCCTGTGGCGCCGCGTCGAAGTCGTGACGCCAGCGGACGGGGCAGCGGTGGCGTTTCTCCGGGCGGCCTTCCCGATGCTGCCGGCGCCGCCCGGTCCTCGCGTCTTGGAGTCGCTGCCCGGGGGCAAGCATAAGCATGCGGAACCGTTGAGCGCAGTCACCTGCCCGAAGTGCGAGGACGCTTCCTGCGTGGCCCCTGGCCAGTGCGATAACCTCTTCGGCGGGGACGCGCCGTGAGCTATGCCGCTGGCACTTCGGGAACGTGAGCGCCGGTGCTCCGCTCTCTCCGAGCTGCGTGAAACTGCTCCCGGACGAACTGCTCCCGCTCCCTCTCGCTCGGCAGCTCCTGGGCGCACTCGAAGCAGACGTTTCGCCAGAGTTCTTCCGTGCCTCCGTCCACCGCGACCTTTACGGCGAGAGGCGACCAGGGCTTGCGCGGCTCGCCAGGTTTCCACAGCCGCATTCCGAATGGACGCCTGCACCGAGTGCAGTGCTGGAGGTCTCTGCATCGCGGTTCACGCTCAAACAGGTCTGTCATCCACATTCCTTTCGCGCCGCCCTGAATTGGGCTGTGAATGACCGTCCCGCGCGACCACCACGGTTTGCAAGCGCGAAGGTGAGCCACCGCCCCTTCTGACGGCGCATGAGCCCCACCATCGAGACTGCCGTCATCGCCCTGGCGGTCAGCCAGCTCCTTGTCCCGTTGCTGAACGGGCTCCTCGCGCGCCGGCAGGCGAAGCACGAGGCCGCCGCCGACCAGGTGCCACTCCTGGTCCAGCGGATGGAGTCCATCGCGGCCGACCTGCGCGACATCAAGGCGGAGCTGCGAATGGTGCGCGAGCACGACTCGGAGCTGCGCCTGGTGGAGCAGCGCCTGCGAACGCTGGAGTCGTGGCAGGCGGAGGCCCGCCCCCAGCTCGCCCGCGCGTCGAGTGACACGCACCTCCTCATGGGGGAGCGCAGCGCCCGACAGATGCAACACGCGGCGAACGTCGTCGCCGCCCAGGACGCGAGCCGTACCCGGCCCTGAGCGCCGCTTCTCCCGGGGGCAACCCTTCGCCCTCGGGAGTCCTCATGTCGAGCTCGCAGCGCGCCGCCTTTCTTTCCCTGGTCCTGTCTCAGATGCACGCGCCCTACCGATGAGGAGGGAAGGGGGAGCGCGACCCCTCCACGGGCCAGCGTGTCTTCGACTGCTCCGGCTTGGTGACGTGGGCCTTGCGCGAGGTCGGCGGGCCCGACTGGCGCGCGACGCACCACACGGGCCGCCTCTGGACGGAGTGCTCTCACCTGAAGGTGGGCGACCTGGTGCTCCCCGGCGACCTGGTGCTGTACCACCGGCTGGGCGAGCCGACGAAGCCGGAGCACGTGATGGTGGTGGTGAGCTGGGCCCTCGACGTCGTGGTGGGTGCCTCGGGCGGTGGCTCTTCGACGCTCACCCTGGCGGACGCGGCCAAGGCCGACGCTCGCGTGAAGGCCTTCGCCAGCCTCGACTACCGGGCCCGACGCATGAATGGCGTCTGCCGCTTGCCGTTCACCTCGTGAGGCGAGCGCCTCTTCTCCTGGGGGCTGTCCACCTCGCAGTCCCCCAGGAGCACCATGAAGCACCGCAAGACTCTCATCCTCTCCGCCGCCCTTGGCGTCCTCCTCACCGCCCCTGTGGCGTTGGCCCAGGCCACCGGGACCGCGGCGAGCGGCATCCTCGACACCGTCATCGCGTCCATCTTCACCCCGACCGGGATTCTCACGGTCCTGGGCGCCGTCGTCGCCGGTGTCGGATTCATCTTCGGCAAGGACTGGCTCAACGAGCGGCGCAAGCGGCGCATCGCCCTGGCCGCGCACCATGCCTTCAACATCGTGGAGGACATCGCCGCGGAGAACCCGGCGGACAACGGCTGGGACAAGGCCGCCCGTGGGCTCCAGGTGGTGGATGAGTGGATGCGCGCCAACGGCTGGCGTCAGCTCAAGCCGCACGAGCAGGCGCTGGCGAAACTGAGCTTCAGCGCCATGCACGGCGAGCAGAAGGCCTCGCTGAAGGCGTCGCAGGCCAGGGACGCGGATGCCCTGGCCGTGGCGCACACCATCACCAGCTCGGGCCTGGCCCCGGTGCTTGCGCGCCCTTAGACGCCCCGCGGGTAGCAGTGTCCGCGGGGCTCTCCAAGGTGCTCGCCGACGTCCCGGTGAGGACCGGTTACCTGGAGGCCCAGGCCGGCGTGTCCTCGCTCTCCGGCGCCTACGCGCGCCTGGAGGCGGGGGCGCGGCTCCGGTCGAACCTCGGTCTATTCGCCTTCGGTGAGTCCAACGCGCGCGAGCGGATGGCCGGCATCGGGGCCCGCTACACGTTCGGCTGGTGAAGTGCCACGGCCCGCTCCAGGCGACTGGGGCGGGCCGTGTTGCGTCAGCGCGGCATTCGCCGTGCAGGGTTCGGGGGGGAGTCCGCGACTACAGTCGCACCGCGAGGATGCGCCAGCCTTTCACGTCAACCGCATAGGTGGCACCCACGTCCAGGATGGGGGCCGTGGCGATGTCGCATGCATCCGGGTTCGGGATGATGCTGACGAGCACGACGCCATCTGAGGCGGGTGCCGTTACGACCTCGTAGGACTCGCGGCGGTTGAGGCACTCGTCGAGCGGCGTGGCGTCGCTGGGCAGCTTCCGGTCCCAGGGCAGGAAGTCGTCCATGGCGAGTTGGATGGCGCGAAGGGTGGTGCCGCTGATGACCTGTCGCCCCTCGGTCGGAAACGCGAGCGGGATTTCGACGGTCGCAGCCTCTTCCGGTGGGGCGTGGACTGGGCGCGGCGGCTTCTGGAACAGGGCGCATGCCGGGAGCATGCAGAGAAGGGGCAACAGAACGCGCTTCATGGGGCCTCCGTGCGGGCCACGATTCCGGATGTGCATCGACACGCTCATCCCTCAGTCATCCACCGCGGTGACGACCCCGAGGCGCTTGTCCTCTTCCTTGATGATGCCCACCAGCTTCCATCGCTTGCGTTGTCGGAGGTAGACCTCTCCAGGTTGCTCGCTGCCGAGATTCGGCACGAGTTTGGTGATGGTGCAGGTGCGGTCGAACTGGATGCGGATGCTCCAGATTTGCGTCGCTTTCAGTCGGTCCGTTTCCGACATCGGCGAGGGGGACCAGGGGTGGCTGTGGAAGTCCGCGAGCACAACCGCCCGGCCTCTGCCGTCGACGACGTAGCGCGGGGGGATGCACTTCTTCAGCTTCGCGGGGCCAACGGCCACGGGCTTGCCCAATGGTGAGGCCGCGCTGGCGTAGTAGACGCCGTCTCCGAGTGAGTAGATGGCGCCGCAGTACTCCTGCCCGTAGTCGCCATCCGTCGCGTTCTCTAGCTTCATGACGGCTGGGCAGAGCTGGTCGATGACCTCGTCCACGTCGGACGACGGGGTGACGGCTTTCCAGGGCCCTCGGACGTAGACATGGGGGCCTGAGCGCCAATAGTCCCGCGTACCACTCGGCTCAGGGGCACTGGCACAGCCGATGGCCACGCTGAACGCCGCGACGCGTCCCAACCGCACTGCTGACATGGACCCCTCCTGTTCGAACTCAGGAATTGGAGTCCATATAGGACAGATCATTAATTCATGACAATCGTGCTTTTCCGCTTTGTGGTTGGGGATGCTCTTCTTCCCCTGGCGGGCCGGCGCCAGACGTCAGCTCAGCAAGAACAGCCCCGCCGGACACCATGCCCGGCGGGTGTGGCGAAGGCAGGCGAGAAGCCGCGCCTAGTGCCTGCCGCACCACGGGACCTCAATCGTCGTGCCTGCCCAGGCCACAGATGAGCCCGCGCTTGACCAGCAGCAGTGGCCCGCCGCACCAGCACTTCCCGTCAGGGTACGTGGGCTGTGCCGGGGCGGGTGCCTCGGGTTCGCCGCGCAGTTGGCGCAGGGAGCGGGCGAAGTCCTCCCTCACGCGTTTGCGGCGGAGCTGCTCGGCAGTCTGGGCGGGTGGTCGGTCTCGACGCATATCCCGACAGAAGGGGCGTGAAGCTCACGAGGGAGGCACCACGTGCTCGGGCGGCGCGTCCAGCTTCCGGTTTCGGCTCCTCGGATGTGGACGCGAAACACGAACTGGGCCGCGAATTCGTCCACCTCGTCCTCCCTCTGGGAGGGGGGCATGGTGGGCTGGCTTGACGGTGGGGCGCGAGAAGTAGTCCACCGCGCGGCGCTGTGGGCCGCCCCTTCTACCCTGCGTTGGAGAAGAAGACGGGCTCGGCCGGGACAAGCGGCCGAGCCCGCGAGTGCCAGGGACACCGGGAAGCGCCGCTGGGGCAACCAGTATACCGCCCTTGCGCGTGCGCGCTTGGGCATGGAGTCGCCCCCGTGTCCTGCCACTGCCTCCGTCCACCCCCAACCGCGCCTCCGTTCGCCGAGGTGAGCCTGGTGCTGCCCTGGCCGCCCTCGGGTAACCATTACTGGCGTAGCGACAGGGGGACCACGCCGCACGTCAGTGACGAGGGCAAGGCGTACAAGGCGCGAGTGAAGTCCTCGCACGTGGGCCAGCGCGCTCTCAAGGGCCCCGTGGTGCTGTCGGCCACGCTGTACCCGCCCACGCGCCAGAAGTCGGACTTGGGGAACCGACTGAAGGTGCTGGAGGACGCGCTCGAACTGGTGGCGTACCTCAACGACAACCAGGTGAGGCGCTACCGGGACGTGGCCTTCGCGGACGGGGCCCACGGCAAGTCGGCCCGGGTGGAGCTGGTGCTGAAGGGCCAGGAGTGGGCGACGCCCGAGGAGGTGGAGGCCGAGCGGGTGCGGCGCGCCGAGCAGGCCCGGAAGCGGCGGGCGACGCTGGCACGCAACCGGGCCGCGAAGAAGCTGGGGCGCCTCCGGGTGACGCCTGCCGTGCGCCGCGGGAGGGCGTCATGAGCTGCACTACCTCGGCGCCGAGCACCTCGGCGGAGATGGAGGCGCTGCTGTGCCGCCTGCTGGAGGTGCCCGCGGGAGGCCTCGAAGCCCGGCGCGTCGAGTCGCGCCTCGCGGTGCTGGTGCGGCCGCACCTGGTGCGCGTGGCCCGGCAGGTGGCGCGTGCGTGGCGGGTGCCGGTGGAGGACCTGGTTCAGGTGGGGCTCCTCGCGGTGCTCACGCGCCAGCGCGCGCACCCCTTCCGCCCGGGGCACGCGGGGGCGGGGCGGAGCGCGTACCCCGCCTGGGCGATGCAGTTGGGCCGTCAGGCCATGCAGTCAGCGGCGCTCACCTGGTCGAGCCCCGTTCACCTGACCGACCACGCGCGCAAGGCGGTGCGCCGGGCGAAGCGCACAGCGGCGGCCGAGGGCGTGGAGGTGTCGTCCGTGCTGCGCCGACAGGGCCTGGACGCGGAGACGGCCCGCGCCCTGGGCGAGGGAGCGGTGGCCAAGCCCCTGTCGCTCGAGGAGGTGCTGTCCTCCCGCGATGCCGGTGCCGAGGGCCGAGACGCCTCCAGCGAGCGCGGCAACCGGGGGCTGGCGGCGCGGACGGAGGTGCTGCTGTCGCTGGTGGACAGCACCGCGGAGCGCTTGGCCCTGGTGGCACAGCGCGAGCACGTGCTGTGGGCGCTGTACCGGCTGCCCAAGCTGCAGCGTCAGGTGGTGCAGGCCTGCATGGGGCTGGGGCGGCCCGGAGGCCAGGAAGCCACAGAGAGGACGCTGGCCATGGAGTTGCGCATGACGCAGGCACAGGTGCGGCGCCTGCGCGACGAGGGGCTGGAGAAGCTGCGCGCGCAGCTCAACGCCCAGGGCATGGGGCCGGGGGAGGAGGCACCACCGAAGCGCGGCGAGCTCCGCCGGCAGCGCGCGGCCTCGGCCCGGCGCGGCCACCTCCAGGCCACGGGGCAGTTGCCGCTGCTGGCCCTGGCGGGGAGGGCGTAATGCCCGTCATCACTGCGAAGAAGCAGGGCACCTGCACGGCGGAGGGGTGCGGCGGGCGCATCCTCCGCGGGGAGTTGTGCTGGTACGAGGCCGCAACGGGCATGCGCCACCTCGAGGCCGCGTGCCGAGGCGCGGACGGCGGGCGCCGCCCGAACCTCCGGGCCGGGAGGTGCCGGTGCGGCGCCCACGTGCCCCCGCGCGAGGGCCACCTCACCCTACGCGGCGAGAAGTCCTTCCGCGGCCGCGTCCGGAAGCTCTGGGCCGTGAACTGCGCGCGGTGCTCGCACACCGCCCACGACGGTTAGCGCTGAGAGGACTGCTTCTTCTTCAGTTCTTGCTTGGCCTCCTGAAGGAACTGAATGACGCGGTCCACCTGGTCGCTGCCGATCATGACGACACCGGGTTCGGCTTCAGAGGGGTCTTGGAGCCCGTAAGGGTTGTGCTGCTCGACTCGAATGGTGTCGGCCATGTCGGGGTCGATGGAGACTCTGACACCGGAGGCAGGTGGAACCACCCACCTGTCTTCGTCATTCGTCTCAACCTTATCCTTGTCGTGTTGTTGTCCCATGTGATGATTCCTTAGTCCTTTCGCATCAAGTTCGCGGTCCTTCGTGAAGCTCGGGGCTGCCTACCAGCCACGCGCATCCGGCTCAACATCATGTGCAGTGTGTTGAGCCGGATGCCGGTTTCCACGGCGACGAGCATCGGCTCGGCACCCCTGCGCAGCAGCCCGCGGGCGTATTCGGCCAAGCGCAACGCGTCGCGCTTGTCGATCATCCCGGGGCCGCGCAGGGGGATTCCAATTTCAGCCGGCTTGCGTTGACGTGTGCAATTCATTGGCGAGGCGCCTCTCGGCGAGAGGAGCCGCGCCCAACGGCACGCCGCACGGCGCGTTCCACCTCCACCACCAGCACCAGGCCAACGAGGAGCGCGGCGCCGCGCATGCCGAGGGACGCGCACTCGAAGGATGCAAGGTGGAGGACAACGGCGACGGCCACCAGTCCGAAGAGCAGCTTGGACAGCAGGAGGATGCGCCGAATCACAGACGCACCTCCTCGTCTTGCCATGCCCGTCGCACCGCCCCGGAGTCCCGGCAGCCAGGGACCACGCGGCCATTCCGCGCGGGCCAGTAGATGCGTGGCAGCTCCTCGCCCGGGTGCTGGCCGCTTCGGCACTCCAGATGGCCAGCGTCGCAGGGCACCAACTCCACTCCGCACCCGGGGCAGCGACGGGCGGACTTCACGCCGGCACCTGCGTGTTGGTGGCCTCCGCTTCAATCCGTCGCTCGATGTCCATCATCGTCTTCCCGATGGCGTCGGCGACTTCGTGCATGAGGGCGTCGGGGATGGGGACGTTGGGCGGCAGGCGTCCGTGCTCCTGCACCAGGGCGGAGGCGGAGGCCTCCAGCGCGTTCGCGCGTACCCTCATGTCGTCCACCATCATCAGCGTCACGTAGGCGATGAGGGCGGGGTTGTCCTTGGTGATGGGGGCAGTGTTGACGTGGGAGGTCTGCTTCAGCGTCTTCGGCTCAAGGACGGCCAACTCCAGGACATCGCCGGCATCCAGGCGGAAGCCCGGCGGCAGGCTTTCGAGGACAAGGGCGCCCGTGAACATGTCGATGGACGTGACGACGGCATGCCCCTCGCGTCCACGAACCGCCACTGCGTCCCGGGGGTAGAAGCCTCCGCTACCCCTCTCCTGGATGCCCACGTGGCACCAGTCCCGCAGCAGGGTCGCCGTCGTCACCGTCGCCCTCGGGGCCTTCTCGTGGGTGTACACGGCAGTGCCATCCTTTCCGTACATCAGGCTCCACACGAGGCCCTCGCTCGTCGGGTGATTTCTGTAATCCGGAGGTGGCTCGCGGACGGCGTGCCGGTACACATGCTTCTTCTGCTGCTGCTTGGCTGACTTCGTCATTCGTCGTGCTCCGCTGGTGGGCCGGACGCTTTGGCCCTGGTGGGGGTGAGTGCAGCTCCGGGCCGCGCGTGCTGGACGGCCCGGGAAAGGACGGCGGGGCTACGCGGCGGCGGGCACCTCGGCGGGCGTCGGCTGGGGCGCGGACTCCTCGTCGTCGTTGGGCGGCGGGATGAACTCCAGGACGTCGCCCACCTGCGCGACGAAGTCCTTGTTCCACTCCACGAAGAAGGCCGGGGTGACGTCCTCATCGTCGAAGACGCTGGTGATGAGCCCAGTGACGTTCGGCCGACTGGCGACGCGGATGCTCCAGTCCACCTCCACGTGCTCGGGAACGCGGTTCACCTCCAGGCAGAAGAGCGGCGAGCCCTTCCTGCCGTCCGTGGGCCACGCGAAGCCGACCTCCTTCACCACCACGGCGTCCGCCGGCGGTGCCTTGCTGGAGGACTCGGCGCGGAGTCGCTGGATGGCGGCGGCCGCGCGGTTGGCCCACACCGGGTGGTGCAGGTCGGCGGTGAGCTCGGGCAGTCCCTCCAGTGCCTTCTCCAGCAAGGCGACGGTGAGGCGCTGGTACTCGCGGAAGCCACCGGGCCCGTCCAACTCGGAGCGCAGTTCCCGCACGCGGCTCTTCTCCTTCTTCGTCTCGCGCACCTGCTCGCGGCGCGTCTCCGCTTCCTCCTCGCGCACCTGCTCGACGAGGCGCAGTTGGTCCTTGAGGGCGCGCACCTGCTGCGCAAGCCCGTCCCTCTCCTTGCGCAGCAGGCCCACCATGCCCTCGGCGATGGCCACGCGCTGGGAGCGCTCCTGCGTCGCCGCGCGCCAAGCCCCTCGCGCCGTCAGCGACAAGTCCTCCCACATGGGGACTACCGGCCCGCCGGGCTGGGCGTCGAAGGCCTCACGGAGCGCCTCGTAGGCGCGGCGTGCCTCGGAGGTGTCTTCGAGGATGAAGCGGATGGTGGGCGTGTCCGTCTGCACTGCTTCCATGGGTACTGCCTCCTGCCGGCACGGGGCCGGCGCTGGTGCTGCTGGGGTTGAAGGGGTTGGGCTGACGTCAGGTGAGCCGCAGGGGGCGTCCGCCGCAGGAGAGGTGCGGCTTGTTGCCAGTGCCCTGGAGGGTGAAGGCGAGCTCGCGGATGCGGCGCTCCAACCGTCCGAGATTCTCAGCAGGCAGGCCCGCTTCGCGGCCGTCGAAGCGCGCCAGGAAGTCCTGCCGGTTTAGGTGGGTGGTGAGGACGGTGCGGCGTTGCTCGCGGTAGCGCGCGTCAAGGACGTCGTGCAGCAGGCCCAGGGCGACGTCGCCCAGCTTCTCGGCGCCGACGTCGTCCAGCACCAGCAGGCGGCATCGGCGCATGTCCTCCAGCCGCTCTCGTCCGGCGTCGGTGAAGGCCGAGAGTCCCGCCAGCTCGGCGCCGGGGACGAAGAGGGCCGGGGGCATCTGGCGCCCACCCCCCGCGGCCTGGTTCCACGGGTAGTGCCGCGCGAAGTCGGCAAGGACGACGACGGCGGCTTGCGTCTTGCCGGCGTCGGGCTGCCCCATCAGCACCAGCCAGGGGAAGGGCATGGGCCCATGCCTCGCGGGCTGGTGCGCGTCCGCCGGCAGCAGGGGCCGTGGCTGCGCCAGCCATAGCCGGACGGCCCGCAGCGGGGCGCGCGTCTCGTCCAGTGACGTCAACGCCCCGAGGTGCTTGGCGCCCACGCCCATGCGCCGCAGGTGGGCGACGACGTCCACGCGGCTGCGCTGCGCCGCTTCGCGCTGGGCGCGCGCGAGGCTTGCCGCGTACTCGGCGGCGGGGGCCATCCGGTACATGTCCCACCAGGTGTGGGCGTGCTCGACGCCGCGGTGGGCGCGGGGGCAGTCGGGTGGGCACAGCACCAGTGCGCGGCCCTGCAGCTCCAGCTCGCGGTTCTGCTTGCGGGCGCCGTAGGCGAGGCGCCGCACCCGCTCGCGCAGGCTGGAGTGCATGGGGGCGTCGGCAGTCGTATCGGCTTCGCAGGTCATGGCTTCACCAGGGCTGGGGGTTGTCGTCGTGCTTCGAGGCGGGGGCGGGGCCGGTGGACGTGCGGCGAGGTGCGCGCTCCTCGGGCGTCGCGTTGTCGTTCCAGCGCCGCACCAGGTCCGTGAGGCTGTCGCAGCGCTGGCGGTACGTGGCCGTCACGCCGTGGCCCCAGCGCTCCAGCACCTCGGCCATGCCGCCGTCGCCAGCGAGTGCCATCAGCTCTCGGGAAGCGTCGTCGTCGCGCCGCTGCCAGCGGTACGGCTTGCCCCTGGCCGCGAGGAAGACGCGCTCCACGCCGTCGCGCAGGGACTCCGCTGGCGGGCCTGCGTCCGCGGGGCGCTCGAAGGGCAGGGTGCCGTCCGCGTGGTGGGCGTCGTCCGGCGTTCGTACGCCGCCGTCGTCGTCGGGGCTTCCCCGGGGGGAGGGGGGATAAAGGGGGGTGGAGGGGGATGGAACGGAAGGGGGAGGCGGGGGGAAAAGGGGGGAGGGGGGCGGCGTGTACGAACGTTGTGCGTACGCGTCCGTACGCGCTTCGTCTGCGTACGTATGCGTACGTACAGACGTACGGGTGACGGCGTGGGCAGCCACGTACGCAACGGCGTCTGGCGTTGGCGTACGCCACTCCCGGGACGACAGCCCCAGGCTTTCCGCTGTGGCGGTGTCGGCCGGGGCATGCGCGAGGAGGGTGCCCTTCCTCTCCCGTGCGCGGGCGCGCGGGTTGGCGGACACGCCCGCCAGCATCCGTCCATGCTCGTCGCCCAGTACGTACAGCGACGGAGCGGCGACGGAGCGACGACGGCTCGCTGGGGCCGGGGTGGTGGAGAGTGCGTCCTTGAGGGCGGCGAGGGCCTGGGCCATGGCGCTGGCGTGCGCATCCGCGTAGGCGCGGGCGTACCCGATGCGCTCGCCCTCCGCGCGGGCCTCGGCGCGGAGGAGTTGTTCCTTCGTCCGCGCGAGCTCCGCACGGACGTCCGCCAGTTCGGCCTGGAGTGTTGTCATGTCTGGAGATGGGCAGGCCATGGGCTCGGTTCAGCGGTGAAGGGGGCGGAGGTGCGGCAGGAGGGCGAGGACCAGGGCCACCAGGGCGGCGCCCGCGAGGACCGCCACGGCGAGGGGCCAGTGGCGCCGGGCGAGTCGGCCGGTGCGCTTCGCCAGCCGGCGCACCCAGTGGCCGATGCGGCGAAGGCGCCACGTGCGTGACGGCGGCATGAGGAGCGACGGCAGCAACTCGTTGGAGAGGGCGGCGGCCGCGAGCGTTCCCGCGTCGGTGAGCGCGTCGCGCAGCTCTTCGGCCACCTCCTCCTCCGAGGCCTGGTCACCGACAGGCCTTGCCACCTCCACCGCGAGGAACGGCCGCTCGCCGGGGCCACCGGGCGACGTGACGATGCGCAACTCCAAGGGGCACAAGGGCTGGGCGTCATCGCAGGCGGGGTCGGGCCACAACACAAGCGCTGGTCGTCCGGTGTGCTGGTGCCGCGCGATGTAGATGCGGCCCACCTCTGGTTTCGTGAGCAGCCGAGGGCCCAGGAGGTACGGGCCGAGTCGATGCTGGTTTGCCGAGGGCTTGCCCTGCTGGGGGCACCGCGGGGAACTCATCGCGTGCCCCCACTGTGGCCCTCGCGTGGCATGCCCAGCGTGAGCGCGTACCGGGCGAAGGCGAGCGCGGTGGACTGGACGGCGGCCAGCAGCTTCCGCGCCCAGGTGCTGGTGGGCCGCACCACATGCGGCGACGTGGGGACGGTGAGCAGGTGGTTGCGCAGCTCCTGCGTGAGGCTGGCGAGGACGGCCAAGTCCTGGGCATCGGCCAGCAGCGCTTCGAGCTCGGCCAGGGCCAGTTCCGGGCTCACCTCGGCTCCGGGGGCGTGCTCGACTTCCAGCGACCAGCCGCACGGGTCCGTGCTGGACGTCAGCACGACGCGCCAGGAGGCGCGCGGGGCGGCGGCGGTGCGTCCGGTGGGGACGACGAGCACTCCGGGCGCCTGGCGCTTCCCGGGTGTCGCCTGGGTGAGGCATCGGTAGACGCGGCCCAGGTGCTCGGTGTCGCGGACGCGTTGGCCGATGAAGTAGGGCCAGCGGAGGGTGGACGCCGCGGTCGTGACGGTGTTGGCGGCAGTGCGAGGCGCGAAGGGAATCATCATGACGTCACCCGGTGGGCATGGCGGTGGAGGGGCTTGGAGCGGCGGCGGTCGCCGTCGAGCGTGTTGGCCTCGCGCCACGCGAGGGTGGCGGAGGCGTCCCACGCGGACACCACGGGGCCGGAGGCATCGAAGAGGGTGACGCGATGGCCGTCGCCGCTGCGCAGGGAGGTGCGCAGCAGCACGGCAGGGTGGGGCTGGGCGGTGCTCATTACGGGTAAACCTCCGGTGTAGTGGTGGCGTTGGCCCCGCTGGCGCGACTGGCCAGCGGGGCAGGGCGGCGCGTCAGTGCGTGGAGCAGGGGATGCAGCGCTGCCCGGCGTCCTCCGCGTGCTCGTTGAGCACGCGCACCAGTCCGCGCACACGGGGCGTACCGCCGCCCTCGTCGTCACACAGGCGGTCCACCGCTTCGTCGAGGAAGTCCTCCCGGTCGGGGCCCCAGCCGGAGGCGTTGGGCCTCAAGCGCAGGCCAGCGGACCGCTCCGCCTGGTGGGCCGCGCGGAAGCACGCGCGCAGGTACTCGGCGCGCGCGCAGTCCTGCTCCGAGGTGTCGAAGGAGGGGAAGCGCCCCTCCTCCGCGGCGCCAGAGGTGATGCGCCCGGTGTCGCCGAGCATCCGGTTGGCGCAGTGGTCGAATACGTCCTGGGGGACGCCGGGAGGACGGGAGAAGCCGTTAGGTCTCCAGGTCTTCGTGGTGGCGGAGCATGCGGCAGTGAGGGCGCACAGCAGCAACAGCGTGAGACGCTTCATGGAGGACTCCAGGTGTTCGGGGTGGGCACTGCATGGGTCCCGGTCTTTCCGTGCCGGGTCAGGACGGCGCGACGGACCGCGTGTCAGTCCGCCGCGCCCCCCTGTGCCTTCACCTTGTCGTCAGCCCGCTCGCGCTCGCGGCGCAGCTCCGAGGCGCGGAGCAGTCCGTTGAGCGCCACCAGCGCGCCGGTGAACACCTCCCTAGGAATGGAGTCGTCGATGGCGAACTCCTCCTGGAGGCTCCACTGGCCTTCCTCGAACGAGCGGAGGACGGCCAGGTCCCGCTCCATGCCATTGAGGCGGCAGGGCATGCAGCGCGCGCGTCCGAGGGCGGCGCACACGCACGGCGGCGCATCGCTCTGGCCGAGCGCATCCAGCACGCTCTGGCAGTCCACCGCGTCCAGCACCAGGGAGCGGGCGTTGCCGGCGGCCACCTCCAGGGCCGCGCGCAGGACAACGCCCACGGAGGCTCGCGCCGCGTTCCCGGGCTCCCGAGCGACGCGCAGCTTGGCCTTGGAGTGCTTCTTCGGGGCGCTCACCGGGCACCCCCAGTCTTGCGCGCAGCGTCCTGGGCCGCGGACTCCCGTCCGGCATCAGCGACGCGGCGAACCTCTCTGAGCGCCTTGGAGACGGCGTCCAGCAGAGGGACAATGCAGCCCCCATCGTTGCGCACGGTGCTGGTGCCGCAGTCCACCTCCCAGTCGTCGCCCGCCTCATCCAGGCGGCGGAACTTCAGGGTGAACTCGGCCGGCAAGAGGCTCCGGCGGGGCTGGCACACCTCTTCGGGGCGGTGAGCGCTCACGCTTCACCTCCCTTCGAGTCCTGAGCGCTGGACGGGAGTCCCGCGAGGCGGGCGCGCAGCTCGCGCACCTCGGCAACCGCGGCACCGATGGAGTGATAGAGGCAGGCCTGCCGGACGCGCTTGAAGCTCCCCGCGCAGGCGCGGCAGCCCTCCTGGGGCGGCACCTTGCGCCGGTACTCGGCGACCTCGACAGAGAGGGGAGAGAGGGGGCGGACTACGCTACTACGGCCGGTTGACTCTCCTTCGTCATCCTCGCCGCATTCAGAAGCTGTTTCAGAGGGAGAGTGGCCCTCCTGGGGGTCGCCTCCCTTGGTGGATGCGGCTTCGATTCCCGCCGCCTCCACTGAGTGAAGCCCAGCAGCCGCGAGGTTGCTGGGCTTTTTCTTTGGCCTCGGTGTCTCATGTGTCCTCAGTGTGCCCCTCCGGCGTCTCTGCCCGGTGCGGCGTGGAGCTGGGGAATGGGTCGGTCGAACTGCTGTACCGCGCTCTCCCGGGGCTCCGGCGCGAGCTGGGCGTACCGCATGGTCATCTCGATGGTCGCTTGTGCAGCACCGTGAGCACGTTGTTGATGGACTTGAGGCTCAGGAGCTTCGGGCCGGTGGTCTGCTCCCAATTTTAGGACCCGTTGAAGAGTGAGAGAGTCCTCGCGGCCAGGAGGTAGGTCGGTCGTGAGGAAGAGCGGGCTTACCGAGGAGCAGATGGTCCGCATCCTGAGGGAGGCGGAGGCGCCTGGGGCCAGCGTGGCGGAGGCGGCCCGGAAGCACGGCGTCGCCGCGCAGACGCTCTTCCGGTGGCGCCAGAAGTTCGGGAGCGCCAGAAGCGACTGACGCGTCGCGGGCGGCACGAGCGCGTCCAGTTCGAGCCCCAGGAAGGGACGGATGGCGCGCAGCGGCTCGCCGCCGTGGTGGTTGAGTGGGTCGAGACGGATAGGTGCCTCATACAGAGGTACGATGACTGAGGTGACGCTCTAATCGTGTCACTCAAGGCGCCCCACGGCCGATCCCGCCCAGCGTATGGGCCACCGTCACCTGCGCGGTCTGCCCAATCGTGACCCCTGGGGGCAAGCAGCCCCCATCAATCAGGCGCAAGAAGCGGGCTGCCTTCATGGGGGCTCTCTTCTATCCGTAGCAGGGCGATGGGGAGCATGCCCCATCACCACGGATGGAGAGCACCACCATGTCGACGCGAATCATTGATTCTCTGGCGAAGTACCACCTGCTCGGTCAGACGGGCCTTCGGGTAAGCCCACTCGCGTTGGGCACCATGAACTTCGGTACCGACTGGGGCTGGGGCATGAGCGGCGAGGACGCGCACCGGCTGCTGACACGCTATCTGGAAGCGGGCGGCAACTTCATTGATACAGCGGATGCGTACACCTCCGGCGCCAGCGAGCGCATCATCGGCGACTACTTCACGCAGCATGGCGGCAGGCAGCGGGCGGTCATCGCCACCAAGTTCTCCGCCAACCTGTCTCCGGGGGATCCGAATGCGGGCGGGAACAGCCGAAAGCACATCCACTCCGCACTCGAAGGCTCTCTGCGCCGCCTCAAGACGGACTACGTGGACGTGTACTGGCTCCACGTCTGGGACGGCCTGACGCCCGTGGAGGAAGTGATGGGGACGCTGACCGGCCTCGTGCGCGAGGGCAAGGTGCGCTACGTCGGCTTCTCCGACGTGCCGGCATGGTACTTCGCGCGCGCGCAAACCCTGGCGGAGCGCAACGGCTGGGAAAAGGTCGCCGCGCTGCAACTGGAGTACTCGCTCGCGGAGCGCAACATTGAGCGCGAGCACCTGCCCGCCGCGCTGGCGATGGGGGCCGCCCTCACGCCCTGGAGCCCCCTGGCCGGGGGCCTCCTCACCGGAAGGTACACTCGCGAGGGAACCCGGCCGAAGGGTGACGGGCGCGCCCATGCACTGCTGGCCAGCGGAAACCCCGTGGCGGACAAGTTCCTGCAGGAGCGCCCCTGGGCCATCGTCGAGGCGCTCGTCGCGGTGGCGAAAGAGGTAGAGCGCTCGCCCGCCCAGGTCGCGCTCAACTGGGTGGCGACGCGTCCAGGCGTCGTGTCCACGATTATCGGCGCGAGCAGGCTGGAGCAGTTGGAGGACAACCTCCACGCGCTGGACTTCAACCTGCCGCCCGAGCTCTCCACGAGACTGGAGGTCGCGAGCCGCCCCGAGCTCTTCAATCCGTACGTGTTCTTCGAGAACCCCTTCTTCACGAGGGGCATGCTCGCGGGCAACACCACTGTGAGCGCGGAGCCGAGCGGGTTTCGTGGACCGCTCCAGGCCCGGTAGGCAGCGAGCAGCGAGGCCGGCGGTGCACTTCCCGCGCTCCTCCGGTGCGGCATCCGTCAATGACATCGCCGCCGCGGCCCGAGAAGCCCAGGCTTCGGGGCCGAGCGAAGCGCGCGGGTCCGCCAGGCCACGGCCCTGAGCGATTGGCCCCGTTCACCGACAAGGACAGCGTCCGGGTGAAGCCCTGGAGCGTGGGCTGTCCCACGGGGCATGCAGCCTGTCAGCGTCGCGTCGAGCACGAGCCGCTGCGCGCCGGCGGAGATCGGGACGAGCACGCAGCGGCCCCGCCCACGGCGTGGGCGAGGAGCGTGTGGCTCGGCGGTGGGCGTGCTGTCCGAATCAACTGACCTCATGGTCCGTCAAACCAGCCTCCGCGCATCTACTTCACGCCAGGGACCACGCGGGCGGAAAGCATGGAGCGAAACGCGTCCCGGTATGCCCAGGCCAGGAAGAGCTCGAGTGCGACCACAATGACGGTCATCACCATGCCGCTCGGGGCCAGGAAGACGTGGAACGCGACGATGTTGACGATGACGGGGGCGAGGAGTGCCAGCGCCAGCGGCACGAAGCGGTTCGCCAGCAGCAGTACGCCGGCCAGCACTTCCGTGCCCTTGATGAGCGGCATCATGTAGCCGGACTTCACGAGCGCGACGCTGAACGCCATGGCCCCCTCGGGAATGGTCTCTGGCGGCGGCGTGATGAAGTTCAGGAAGCCGTTCAGCCCGAAGACGAAGAACAACAGCCCCTGCACCACCCGCGCGGCCGTCGGCACATGACGGGCCAACAACTTCGTTCCCCGACCTGCTCCAACGGCGTCCACGTTCAGCGGCGTTTCGGTCGACATGGCTTGTTCCCCTGCTTCGTTCGTTCAGGTTGGCGCCGGGGCCATTCGCCCCAGCCTCTGTTGTGACGACGAACGAGGTTTGGGGAGATCGACACGCCCGACGAAGATTCGGCCTCCCTTTGCAAGCCCCTGAAACGACTGGCCTCCAAGCCCGCAGGGGGCCAGTCGTGCACGGCCGTGGGCGACTCATGCGTCGCCGCCATACGTGCCCACGACTTGGATGTGGCCCTTCCCCGTCTCCGAGCAGGTCGCGTTGACGCTGACGCGTCAGGCGGTGAGCGTCAAGGTAGTTGTCGCGTGAGAGGGTTCAGCCACTGCCGCGACAGGTCCTGCTTATTCAAGTGCCGGGCGAGGGCATCGAGGTCGGAGAACGCGCCCTCGCACAGCCCCACCAGCCCCGCCGCCACCTCCACGGTGTCGGTGGGGGCCTCCAGGCAGATGACGCGGTCGCCGAGCAGCTCCCGCCAGTCGCGCTCGCAGTTGCGCCGCCGCGCGAGGTCCGGGATGAGGACGAACGGCTCGTAGGTGGGCTGCGGCTCGTCCACCACCTGCTTCACCGGCAGGTCCTGCTCCAGCGTGCCGCCGATGAGCTGCTTCACCTGCTTGCGCGAGACATCGCTGTAGGGCCGCTCGTCGCCCGTCATGAAGAAGTAGCCCGGCGCTTGCGAGCATAGGAAGGACAGGATCCCTCTTGGGCATAGCGGGCGGGAGTAGAGCGGGAGGTGAGGGACGCTGACGGGGAGCCCATGAGCCGCACGCCGAGCCGGCGCAGAAGCCTTTCATCTCCAGCAGACACACCCCAGCCCAGCCCAGCCGCTTTCCCAGGAGGGGCGCGGCAGGTGCCTGGCTCTCTTGGCTGGCTGTGGCGGCTTGAGCTTCAACACCCCGCGGCCTGGGGGGGGCCTCGTGCCGGGGCCCACCTCGCACAGACCGTGGGCAAGCCCAGGTGCTCCAGAATTGCCCGCACCCCGGGGGGCCCTTCACGTACGCCAAGACCCGCCGCCTGCCTCCACACCTCGCGCAGCCGAACATGTCGAAGTCGAACGTCCTCCTGAGCAACTCGGCCCGGTCTACTCGCGGTGTCTGCTCCTTCATCCGCTCCTTCCTGGCCGCTGCCTCAAGCCCCGCGCGCACCTCCTCCGCACCTGCTTGAGGGAACAGCAGTCAATTCGGAAACAAGATTACCCACGTGCGGTTGTCCGGCCGGGACATCCCCGTGCCCCGCATCACGCCGGGTGGGGTGAACAAGAGCGGCGACTTCATCATCATGGGAGACGTTGACGGCATCATTGGCGTCACCACGGGCCAGCCCGAGGCGTGGACGGACAACGGGCTGTTTCGCACCCAAAATCCCCAGCAATTCACGCAGGACGGCTCCCGCGTGCTCACCCATACCGGCGACCACTCCTATGTCGAATGGTGGAGCTGGAGCTTCGGCCCGCGCCCCCAGGGCATTCGCGTGCTGGACCGAAACCTCCAGGACTCCGCGGGCGTCTTCCCGGTCCAGGGTGAATCACGAGCAGTGTTGCGACAGAAGAACGGAAGCGTGTGCCTCGCTACGCTGGAGCCCACAGGAACCCAACCGTGGAAGATTGGCCCTCCACTGAAGAACGTGCCGCGCAAGGGCATGCTGGTTCCGTTCCTGGTGGGAGACACGGTGTATTAGAGCACCTAACGAAAGTAAGGGCTGGAGTAGTCGCTTGCCCTGGAGTGGTCGCCTGTCCTGCGCATGCCCACCTTTCGGAAATGGTCCGAGAGCTCGTCCCCGACGCATTTTGGCAGCGTGTGGCCCCGCTGCTGCCAGCACCGAAGCCAAAGAAGAAGTCCGGACGTCCTCGTGCAGATGACCGCGCGGCCCTGGAGGCCATCGTCTTCGTGCTTCGCAGCGGAATCCCTTGGGAGATGCTGCCTCGCAAGCAATTCGGCCTCTCCGGGATGACTGCCTGGCGCCGGCTGGAGGAGTGGACGCGAGCGGGCGTGTGGGAGGAACTGCAGCGCCGACTCCTGGACGAG